GCCACTTAAAGATGCCTTGATACTTTCCGAAGAACTCTTTGAAATAGATTTGTTGAGCAGGTGTACCTTGAGTTCCCCCATACAGAGGACGGAAGGTGGAAGCTTTTGCTGCTCCTCTATCAGTAACTTCTCCATTGTCGGAGAGGACTTTGGCAGTGTAGGCGTGAACGTCAAAGCCAGATTCGACTTCGCGTTTAACTGTTTCATCAGTTGCGAGTATTCCTGCAACTCTAAACTCAAGTTGAGAGTAATCAATTTCGACAAGTGTACCTCCTTTAAATCTACTTACGAATGCCTTACGAACTGGAAACAATCTACCTTTAGGCATATTCTGTAGATTGGGATTAGAACTACTAAGTCTTCCTGTAGACGTTATGCACTGATTAAAGTTAGCATGAAGTAGTCCATCACTTTTAATACCTTTCTTGATTCCCTCAATGAATGAGGCACGATATGTATCTATCGCTGATAGTCTTATTAATGATTCAAGAAACTTCTTTACATCAGGGTCTGTGGTAGTTCTAAGATGTTCTGTCAGCGTTATCTTATCAGTCTTAAACCCACCAGCAGATGCTAGTTCTGCTCTAGGCTTGATACCAAGACCTGCTACCTCATCTACCTCTAAGTAGAGTACACCTAGTCCTTCACAATATTCACACTTACTAGGTTTCTTAAAGTTACTGCCGTCTTTCTTTTTCTTGTAGTAAGTACCTCTACCATAACAGCTACCACACTTTATAACTCTAGTCTTGTACGCTTTCTTAAAACATTCTTTGGCAGCAGACATGAAACCTTCTTGCGTCATGTAAGGTCTTCTCTTAGGCTTCCCCTTATCATCAACGCCTATATCCATAACCTCTTTCCAGAGCTTCTTATCTTTGAGATTGCAAGAATAAACTACACTAGATAGCTGTTCAGGAGAGGATAAGTTAACATCTTTATCTCCCATAAGCTTCCTGGTTTCTGTTTGAAGATATCGAGTAAGTTCTTCCTGCTCTTTCTGATAGTCTATATCAACTTGATCAAGTACATCCATATCAATAGCCATACCAGATCGTTCTATATCTGTCAGTACAGAGCAGAACTCACACATAAGATCTCTTATAGGTAGTAGTGAGTAGTTTTCATTTTCTTTAAACAACCTTTCTTGCTTCTGAAAGATATCAGCAGTAGCTAATATATCATCACGTAGGTAAGAGATCTGTAGGTTTTTAGGGAGATCACTATAGTTTAATCCTTTGTTAAGCATATCTTTTAATACATCCTGCTTCCTTACAGAATCATATTTATGAGATAATGCCTCAAGACTTAACTTATCACGAACACCTTTGTTCAATACGTACTCATTAATCATGGTATCAATAATCTTTGCATCACAAGTGATACCAATCTCACGCAACCACGCAACATCAAACTTAGCATTATGTGCTACGACATACTTTGCATTACTCAATATCCTTTTAAAGGTATTGAACTCTGTAAAGTTATTATCCTCAATGTTTAAGATCACAACTTCATTATCAAAGTATCTAGTTACAAGTTCACTACCAAGAAGATACCCATGAGGAGATCTTAATGTGTAGCCTAATGCTACGAAAGAATTATCTTTGTTATACGGTGAGGGATCTTTACGATCCCCTCCTAAATCTATTTCAAGATCTATTACGACTGCATAATCAGTCATCGTTTTAATCCTGCTTCCTGTTTATCCAACATACGATCCATTACTGTACGATCACGCCTTACAGCTTTTAAAATAGATTTATTTACGTTCCTTCTTTCTCCTTTTGAAGTGTAATTACCACCAGATTTTTTTCTCTTTGGCATATTATATATCCTTATATATATTATTTAAATAGTATTTATATATGTATGTAATAGTTCTCTCCAGCGGATAACCAATCCTATTATCATGGATTTTATGGTCTGTCAAGAAAAAAATGACATATCAATCAATATATCTTGAGATCTTAGGTTCAATGCGTACTGTAGCTCGACCATGTGAACCTCCTAACTTGTTCTTTGATACGTGTAGATACCTCAAGAAGTTATCATCTTGTGTCTCTGTATTCTCTTTACCAATACCAATGATAACATCAGCTTCGGCTGCCTTACCTATCTTAGAGTTAGCCATCTGTGTAAACCGTAGAGATGTTCTACCATCAGCTTCAGCACCTGCCTGAGAGATAGCAATGACTGCTAGGTTGTGCTTCTTAGCAAGTGTTCTTGCTTTAATATATACTTGACTCAGTCTTAGATCATCTCTAGTAAACGTACCACGAACCTGCATCTTATCTAACTGGTCAATGATAACAATATCAAATGGCCCACCCTTAGTAATAATGTAGTTTAGTCTCTCCATAGTCTCGCACTGATCACCATTAACCATGAAGATATTATCTTTGATACCATCCCAAGATACTCTACCTTTAAGTCGGTCATTGACTACCTCATCTGTTTCTAATGCAGAGTATGCAGATCCTGCTCTATCCATAGTTCTCTCTGCTATCTCCTCATTGCACACCATCAATACCTTCGCACCTTGATCAGCAAAACCTCTGGGGCTGAATGCAGTGCTTACAGCAAATGCAGACTTACCTGTTTCAACCAATGCAAACACAGTTGTTAAAGTTCCTGGTCCTATACCTGGACATAACAGATGCAGTTGAGAGAGGTTCCAAGTCCAAGGGTAGTTCTCCTTGTTAGACTTGAACATATCATCCCATTCATTAGAGATAAATCCAAGATCATCACCAACTTCTATACCATCTTCATACTTCTCTAGTAGTTCTTGAAGAGGGCTGAGATCTTTTATCTTACCTTCCATCAACTGCAAACCCATGTTAGCTATAGTATCACCTAGCTGTTCTCTGAATGCAGCCTGAAGTATATCACTACCTACATCAACCTGTATGTCACCTTTCATACGCCTTGTAATGTCCAGTATGGCTGCACGTTGCGAACCAGTAAGCATTGGATTCTCAGCAAATATAAGAGCCTCAACTTCTGATACAGTAAGATCTCTTTCATATTTAGTATGCGAAATATTAACAACATCAAAGATCTTCTTGCTTTCTTTCTCAAAGTAATCTTCCGATATCATATGATGATGGTCTTGCCAAAACTTAAAGTTAAAGAATAGTTCTAGTAACATATTAGCTACACTATCCTCTGGCTTTGGTGACTCATTGAATGGTACTATGTTTGGCATCATGCTAACACTCCTTCTGGATATTCCTTTGGATCATGTTTCAATATTCTCATAGTTGTATCTGTAAACTGTTTCAATCGTTTAGTCAATGATAAAGCTTTCCTGCTTGCATCTTTATCTAAACAGATGACACAGTTAGAATATCCTTTAGCTATGTTCATGGCTCTATCAGATAAGTTAGTACCTAGTAAAGCCATAGCAGTACCATAATGAGATATTGCACAAGCACTGGCTGCATCCTCTACAATGTATAGAGTCTCACCATATCCTGCAATGAATGGCTCACCTGTATTCTCGTACTTGTACCATTTCATACCTCTACCTAACGCTCTACCTACTGCATCAACTGCTTTACCTGCTGATGCTATTGTAAAGACAGCACGATTTTGTACTACATCATGAAACAATTCCACTCTACCTTCTCGCCATGCCTTAGTAACATTGTTCTTATCCATATACCTTACCATCCTTTCTGGGAAGTAAGAGGAGAAATGAGATGGCACTACTAATGGCACTACTCTTTTCTCCGTAAGTTCTAATGGCTTAGTGATACGAGTTATTAGTGCATCTCTAGACATAGATACAGGTGTAGCACCCTTAGTATTGCAAGATGCTTTGTAGCAGTTCCAGACCACCAATCCATCCTTAGATGTTATGGTGAACGTCTTATAACCTCCGCAGCTTGGGCAGTTGATACGTTTGGTTTCACCATCCGTCAGGAATAGATCGTTTATTAAATCCTGGATCATTCTTAACCTCTTTCTTTTTATTTTTAATCACTCTGGTCTGATATTTTGACGTTCTCAGATCTCTTGCGATAGGGTTGAATTTCTTGATCAATATCTTCTTCCCACGCATCTTTAATATCCAACCACTCTTCGATTGCACCCGATAACTTATCTCCTTTTATTAAATCATATTCAAAAAGTTTAGTAATTCAGTCACCCCCCTCTCCTAAATATTCTATGTAATTCATAATGGCAAAGAATAATATGCACACTATGTAACACAATATAATTACAGTAAGGTCACTCACCTATTATCACCACTCCCACCAATTACATTTCGCTGTAGTCTGTCTTCCAACTTCATCACGTTTAGTTCTTTGACCACGTTGAAGTCCAAACCTAGATCATCAATTAGTCTAGCTAATGCCCATAGAACATCACCTAATTCTTTCTCTAGATCTTCTTTACGTTTGGGAGTAACCACTCCATCATCATCTCTATAGATCTTCTTGACTTGGTTGCATACTTCTCCAACCTCACCTGCTAACTCCAATGATGGATAGATAACTGGGTTAGTGTAG